TCAACTTGCTGTCGCATTTGTAACCATGAATAGAGTAAAAAGTGGCAAGTTCCCGGATACTATTTGTGGTGTAGTAAAACAAAAAACTGGACCAACATGTCAGTTCTCATGGTGGTGTGAAACAAAACCATACGTCATGTCAACCAATCATGTCTTGACAAGAACTAACAATCAGTTGTATAATAGAATTCAAGATATGGCAGTAAACTTTTATTTGAATCATGACCGAATGAAGGATCCATCTAAAGGAGCTTTGTATTATCATGCAGATTATGTCAACCCTGGCTGGAAACTGCCAAAAAATATTCAAATCGGTAGACACATTTTTTACGGAGATAAAAATGGAAGGTACATCTAATAAACAAAACACGATATTGATAGTATGCTTGACTGTGGTCTTGCTTACTTTCATATTTTCGTTGGTTTATTATGCAATTTCAGATAGAAAACTAATGGCAACAAACATTGAAGCCGCAATAGCAAAAGGTATCGATCCATTAGCAGTTCGTTGTTCATATGCAAAAGGAGAAGATAATATCTGTATAGCATACGCAATATCGAACAAATCAATTGACGCACCAAGACGATAATTAAAGGAGTATATTATGGCAGTACAACAACTGAGTATTAATTCGCTGAGTAATCCAGCAGATCAGAAGAAACTTCTTTCTCTGTTAAAGACTTGTTCAGATTCATTGACACGTATGGAAGCAGAGAAAGAACTGATCAAAGCTGAGATTGCAGAAATTTCTGAACAACTAGAAATTCCAAAACGATTGCTTAATAAACTAGTTCGTGTTTATCACAAACAGAACTATGATGAAGAAGTAACAACCAATGAACAATTTGTCCAACTTTATGAAACGGTGGTGAAATAATGAGTTATTATAATGACGATTACAACGAGAAACACAATTTTACATTTCGATTAGATTCAAATGATGGCGAACGTCATTTAGAAATGAACTGTAACGAAATCTATCTTGGTGATATCTTTGCACGATTCAAAGAATTTCTGCAAGGATGTGGTTATGAAATCAATGGTGACATTGATGTTATTGAGTATAACTCTGCACAAGATGAACAACCAAAGTTTGACTTCAGTAACGTACCAAATAACAGTTGGCCATTTGGTGAATCGAAACCTGCAAGCATGCCAAAACATTCTGAACATGAGCATAGTTGGTATCAGTGGAACAATAGTTATTCTTTGACCACTGATGGTATACCTTCATTGACTACATTTGATTTGTCATCATTGACTGTAACTGACTTGTCTACATTAACAAGTAAATCTTGGACAGAATGGTCTGCTCCAACGATGGCACCACTGACAACTGAACAAATTCAATCTTGGTCGATGGAAATGCCAGGTACACTTGGTGGTGCTAAAGTTTCACGTGGAAATTACGGTAACGATGCCTACTAAAGATGAGATGATGAAGTTCGCTCGTGCAATCGATGAACTGGTTGCACGAACCGACTACAATTACATAGAAGCGATTGTTGAACATTGTAAACAAACTGGACTTGAAATAGAAGTCGCTGCGACACTTATTAATCAAAATCTAAAAGCAAAGATTGAGAGTGATGCAATGGACTTGAATCTATTACCAAAGACCAATAAACTACCTATATGATTACGGCATATGAAACCTTTCAACTTTATAACGCATTAAAATTACACTTTACTGGAAACTACGATTTCTTCAAGTATAATGGTAAGAGTAATGTGAGTGTTGACTCGTTCGAACGCCGAAAAGACAAATATCATTTCTACAAATTGTCACGTAAGTATCCGAATAAGGAAGAAATGAAAAACTTCCTTATTGCTAATTTTGTGGAAAATGATCAGATGTGGGTTGGTGATTTGCTTAATGATGGTGCTGTTGATAATTACAGGCGCCGTCAGAAAGCACTGCAATCATTGACCTATGTATTTGAGAATGATATTAGAAATGTCTTTGAAGGTGTTGAAGATAGAAATGCTCTGATGCGTTGTAAAGATGGAGATTATCCTCCATTGTTACTGAAGTATTTGCGTAGAGAAATTCAAATTGAAACTCTATGTGTACTTGACATGATTCTTGGTTTTGTAAAAACTTGGGATGAATGTATCGCAGAGACTATTCGTTGGCCAACAATCAGGAAACGTATAGTCAAATATGAACCATTTATATCTTATGATGAGGTGAGACTAAAACTTAAACTCAAAGAAATACTACAATGAAAAAAATACTCATTTTATTTGCACTGGCATCAGCGAGTGTATTTGCAAAAGAACCATCTGTAATGCACATGGATGTTAGTAAGAATAAGATTGTATATAATCATAAGATTTCTGATGTTCGTCCACTAGCCAGTATAACCAAGTTGATGACTGCAATGGTATCACTTGATTATGACAGTGATTTAAATCGTATGGTTGAATTGAAACCACTGGCTAGCACTTCTTTACCCAAACGAAAATACTCCAGAAACGATTTGTTTCATGCCATGTTGATTCGTAGTGATAATGGTGCAGCAGAAACGATTGCATCTGATTATCCTGGTGGTAGAAAGAGTTTCATAGAAGCGATGAATCGTAAAGCATTGCAAATTGGAATGCTCAGTACATACTTCAAAGATCCGACAGGCCTGAGTGTACAGAATACAAGTACCGCAACCGATATAACAAACATGGTTATCGCATCATCTTATTATTCTGTTATACGTGAAACAAGTATCAAGAAACAAGCGTTGTTTGAAACTATGTACAAGAAACGTATTCGCACTATTGCATTGAAGAATACTAATCAACCATTGTTGTTTGAGTTTGACCAGATCATTATCAGTAAGACTGGATTCACTAATCCTGCTGGATGGTGCGTTGCATTGATGGTAGAAAAGAAAGAAAAGGTTGAACGTGAAGAAGGTATGGTAGACAAAGTATCAAGATGGATTAAACAAACACCGAAAGAAGATGACTTTGAAATACATCGCCACGTAATTGTGGTACTTGGAGCAAAAAACAAACAAGATCGTATTGACAAAGTTAAACGAATAATGTACAATGAAATACTAGATAACGATTTGCAGGAGTCTACCGATGGACATGAAACAAGTAATGGAGAGAATAAAAAATCTTCAAGAATTTGAAGTATGGATCGACTTGCCAGATAACTTTGCGTTTCGTGGTAAGTCACCATTTGATATCTATATTACCAACAACAATGTCGCATTGGTAAAAGTTATTGCATCATCGATGGAAGAAGCCACACAAAAAGCTAATGAGTTTTTTTACGGCGAAGATGATGGAGCAGACTTGTAAGACGACTATATACTAGTATATAATGATACTGTGAATAAGATGCTTATACAACGACATACAATCATACGAGGAGAATACAATGTCAGACTTTTCTAAATTCAAAAAGAACCGCAGTTCCTTAGAGAAACTTACTAAGGCAATTCAAGATACAGTCCAACCGCAAGAAAATTCCAAAGAAGATACACGATTCTGGCAACCTGAAGTAGATAAAGCAGGTAACGGAATGGCTATCATTCGTTTTCTTGATGCACCAGCAGTTGATGGTGATGATGGACTTCCATGGGTTAAACTATTCAATCACGGATTTCAAGGACCGGGTGGTTGGTATATTGAGAACTCACTGACTACACTTGGTCAAAAAGATCCAGTTTCAGAGTACAATTCTACACTTTGGAATTCTGGTATCGAAGCAAACAAAGAGATTGCACGTAAACAAAAGCGTAGACTTGTTTATATCGCAAACGTTCTTATCATTTCTGATCCAAAGAATCCAGAAAATGAAGGACAAATCAAACTGTACAAGTTTGGTAAGAAAATCTTTGATAAGATTAACGAAGCAATGAATCCACAATTTGAGGATGAGAAAGCAGTTAATCCATTCGACTTCTGGGAAGGTGCAAACTTTAAACTGAAGATTCGTAATGTTGAAGGTTATCGTAACTATGATAAGTCAGAGTTTGAGTCTCCATCAGCACTGTTTGATGGTGATGACGCAAAGATTGAATCTATTTGGAAGAAGTCATATTCTCTGAAAGATTTGATCGATCCTAAACACTTTAAATCTTATGATGTGCTTAAAGCAAAACTTGACAAAGTGTTGGGATTTGATGGTGGTAGTCCTGCTCCAAGAACAAGAGCAGAACATATTACACCTGCAATGACAACTCTATCTCCAGATTTGGATGATGATGTTGAAGTTGTCATGAAGAAGAAATCTCCGTCGCTAGACGAAGATGATGATTTGGATTATTTCAAATCGTTAGCAGCACAAGACTAAAACCTCCTTATCTTAAGTCTTGGGATCCCCGCTTCGGCGGGGATTTTTATTATGCTATGCCAGTAATACGTTCGTAAGTTTTGATGAAGTTTTGGTCAACTGTCGATGTTGTTGAACCACTAGATATTCTACTCTTTACTTCACGGAGTTCTGTTACCACCATTGCTAACAGTTCTGTCTGACTCTTACCCTGTACACTAGAATCTGCTGCAGCAGCTGCACTTAAACCAAACGCTCTGTCCATCGACTCTTTGAAATATTCAGAGAATTCTTTGTTTTCTTCTTTTTTATCTTTTTCAAATTGATCTATTAATTCCGATCTCTTTGATGCGTCAGCATACATTGAAGGTGTTGTAAGAGCACTTCCTCCACCAGAAAAACTTAATGCAGCTATTTGTCTAGCACTTCTTCCTGCTCTTCCTGCTTTTTCTTCTTCACTTGGTCTTTCATAATAATCTAACATTATATCAGATGCTTCTTGTGCAGTTTTTGCACCTTTCAATCTATCATATGCGTTTTTTTCAGTTGTTTTAAATTCTTCCATTATAAATTCTAGTTGAGCTTTAGGATCACGAATACTATATCCTTTTTTCTCAGCCCATGCATAGAAAGCCTTTTGTCTTGGACCTAACCACTGTGCTAGACCATAAGCTCCAGATTTCGGATTCACTGCTGTAGCATTCAATCCACCAGATTCATACCATAGATTAGAAACAATACCAGATGCTTGTTCTCTACTAAATCCTTTACTTGTGAAGAAACTGATGGCTTCTTCTACAGATATGTTTTTACCTTCAGTTGTTTTAGGA